AAGGGAAGAGAATTCTGGAATAATAGATATGTGAGCAGAAGTTAAAGTATAACGTGTAAATAGTATAGTGTGTTCACTTTCGTAAGTAAGCATCAAAAGAAACATAGTTACTCCAAATGATTTACCAGAACCCCTACCACCTGTCACAACAAAGTAACGTGAATCAGACTCTACTAATGATTTATACTTACTACTTATTTCAATCATTTAAACTTAAGAATATCTTTGATGTTAAAATCATTTATATTATGAGTAGTTTCAACTGTTTCTTTTGGTTTACCATAAGTGTATTCAATAATTAACTTTGCAGCACTTATCTTATCGCTATCCCTTGACTTATCATTAACTATGATATTAGCTAAACATTGTACCGCATCTAGTGAGTAAGGCTTCATTAAGTCCCTTATCTTATTTTCTTCGTCTTTTGTTTTACGACCTGCTCCTGGTCTTGCTCCTCCTTTTACTGCCATGTTGATTTTGTTTTGTTTATTCAATTATTACAAAGTACTATAAAAGCCTTATGATATAGCTTTATATCGCTTGTAAGGTGCATTTTTATAGTATACCATTCAAATGGTTCAATTAACTTCGTAGGCATCGTATAACGTTCTTATTTTGTTTATAATATCTCTCCAACAATCAGAGCAAGTAGTAGGTTCTTGTTTTTGGTTTAACGCTCTGTTGTATATTGCAATTAGTTTAGATTGGTCGGATGGTTTAATCGAACCTCTTAACGTTTCAAAGAATGTAGTTAAGTAATTGTATTCATCTTCTGTTAAACAGTTAGGTCTGAAGTAAGGGAATAATTTATTAAGTTTTTCTTTACGTTCATCGCAACCACAATCCTCACCTGCTAAGAACTTAACTACTTTTTTTATTCCTGTTGCTGTTGTAATTTGTTCTATTGTATCACCTAATCCTTTAGGCTTACGTTTCCTTGTTTGTTTTGGTTTATTTTCCATTATATTAATTCGTAATCTTGGTTTATATAATCTTCGTAATCTTCTTTTAATTCTTTTGCAATAAGTTTTTTAGTTTGTTGTAAACTCCAGAATATTGTTCTAGTGCTTATGTTAGTATCTTTAGCTAACTTTCTTATTGAAGTATCACCTTTTGAATAAATGTTAAATAGCATTGCGTCGAAGTAGTGCTGCTTATTAACGATTTTAGTTTGCTTTTGTATTACTTGAGAATATGCTAGTTGTTCGTCTAAGTTTGTTACTTGTTCTGGAATGTTTTTAAACACCGATAAGTCTAAGTCAATGTATCTTTGTTCTGCTCTCATTTGGTCTAGGAATACTGAACGTAAAGTAAACCAAATATAAGATAGGTTTATTTCTTTTTCGGGGTATTTGACTTTATGGTTGTGAACTTTAATGTACATTTCTTGTACTATTTCTTCATGGTCTATGTAACTGCAAAAAGACTTCACTATATTAATAAAGTCTTTATGATTTTTTGAAAGTTCTTTTATTATTTCTGACATATTTCCATGAAATAAAACTTCGGATATTTAACGGTTTGGTGGTTAAACGTAAAGTAATAAAATGTTTCATCTTCTTTGTCTACTGGGTAATTAAGACCTTTATGTAGATAACTCGTTTTATGTTCGAGTATAAATTTAACTATCTTTTGTTTTTCCATGAGTTAAATATACTAATTATTTTTGTTCCTGCAACCACAAATCAATTACTAATTTAGATTTTTGTAAGTCTGTTTCAAATTCACCCTTTTTATTGGCACGTTCAAGGCGTTTAACAATGTCAAACAAATAACTATTCCATCCTCTTTCATTTGCTACTTTATAAAGGCTTCCGTTTGTGTTGTCGTAATGTTTTGGTACTTTGTATTCTTCACTCATTTCTTTTGTTTTAAATAGTAGTTAATCATTTCTTCTATTGATATGTTTACGTAGTATTCGCCGTTACTTCTAAACCACATAAAGAAGTCGTATATTAATTTTTCTTCACTCATCTTTTATTTTTTGTTTGTAAGTTTCTAATATTTGTTTTAATTCTTCTTTTGTAAACTTTCTAGTTTTGTTTGCTCTAAGTTCTAATTCTTTAAATTCTTTTTCACCTATTTTTTTAATTAAGTTTTTCCTATAATTAATTAAATTACCACTTAGAAATGTATTGCAGTGTTCACATTGCAAATGTACGTTAAATTCATCAAACCTAACATTGTAATGATTATTTGAATTATAAAAATGTCCTGCGTTTTCTTTTAATGCTTTCTTATCGCAACTTATACAATTTAAACCAGCATCACGTTTACGAATATATTTATTAAATACTTGTTGAGTAAGTTTAAGATAGTCCGACAAAGTAAGCAAATCATTTTTAAGTTTAGATTTTCGTTTCTTCCATTCTTTGTCTTTAGCCTCTTGTACAAATGCTTTTATACATTCATCTTTTAAACAATACTTTTGATTAAATCTAACTTGGTTAAACCTTTCTTTACAATGTTTACATTTTATCATATACTTTTTCCCATTCGTTGTCTTTGTAGTTTAGGTTTAAACCTATTGTATCACCGTATAAAAAAGAATGTACATTTAACTCTTGTAGTTCTTCTTTTGTCATGTCCTTGCAACTTTTATCTTTTTTAAACCCAGAATAATATTTTAATAGTTCATCAACTTCATCTATACTTAAAATGTTATTTAGTTCTACTAGTCTATTATGTATGCTTGTTAGTACATAAGACTTGTAAAATATTATTAGCTTCTTGTTATCCATTGTTTATTGTTTGTCTAACTTCTTCTCCTCTTCTTTGCCTTTCGTTGTACTTATCACCTCTTAGATTTTCATGTTTTTCTTGAAGCTGTTGTCTTGTTCTTCTAATTGATTCTGCAGAAGTAAACCCACCTTTGCTATATTTTACTAAGAAGTTAATACTTTCTAAAGGTACTCCTTCATCTAACCATATTTGAGATATTAACAGGTTATCGTTATCTCTTGTTTCAATTTCTTCAGTTAATAACCTTTTAACTCTTTGTTTTAATTTTTCATTCATAACTTTTATTTTTAAATGTTTGTGTAAATATAATATTTATTTTAAAATGGACAATCTATTTCTTTATCAAAATCTAAATTAGGTTGTAAAGCACTAATTTTAATTTCATTTGATTTAGTGTAATCTTCATAAGAATCAGAACCATCAACAAAGAATCTTCTATTGTCATTATTCCAATTAAATTTATTAACGCTTGTAATATTACCTTGAAAGTCATACTTAGTTTTAAGATTAATTACTAATGTACAACCGTTGCTGTTTTCGTCTGGAAATTCTCTATAAACACATAAACCGTTGTGCGTTTGATTTCTAAAGTCTGATGAACCACTAACACTATAAAGGTCTGGTATATCGTATTTATTAGTTTTTTCGTTTTTCTTCATCTTAGTAGGATGAGCAACTAAAAAAACATGAACGTTATATTGAACACAAAAAGAAGTTAAACGTGTTAATATATTATCTATTCCATCTTTACCACTCATTCCTTTAGGCATTAATACTTTATTCCAAGCATCAATAATAAACATATTAATACCGTATGTAAACATTTGCTCTTTAAACTTATCTAGTAACCAATCCCAGTCGCTATTCATTCCATTTTCTGAAGTAGTAAAGTATAGTTTTTCTTTTGACCATTCCGTATAACGATATAAATCTGATTCAGTCATTTTATTTTTACCAAAGAAAGGTTTTCCAGTTGATAATGTAGCATACTTTGAGTTATAAAGTCCTAAAGGATTATGTTCTGGCGAGTAAATAGATAACTTATAATTGTAATCATTAACTAAATTTAAAGCATACCAATCAATAAAACTAGATTTTCCATGTGATGGAATTCCTGTTACTACTGTCAACTGTCCCATCATTATACTAAAGTCTTTATTGAAGTCACCAAACATTTTATTTTTAGGGTAAATTGTTTTAGGCATACCCTCATTATAAAGTCTTAAAGTTTCATCTAATAAATCCATTGAGTTAAAAGTTCCACCTATTGAAAACCTTTTCTCATTCTTAATAGAATCTTCGATTTGCGAGCTTTTTAAATCATCATTAGCATCTTTACCTATCCAATCAATAAAAGTGCATCTATAACGTCCTAAACGTTGTGCAATCTTATCTCTCACATCCATTCCTTTATCATCATTATCCACCGCAATAACAAAATGCTTAATATCTTTTAAATATGATTCTGAATTAATCCAATACTCATCGTTATCATTTGCACCATTCGGGAGTGATATTACATTTTTAATTCCAACTTCATACATCGCTAAAACATCCATTTCACCCTCAACAATGTAAACCTTATCAAAACCTATTATTGAATTGATATTATAAAATATTGGTTTTCCTCCTTTGTGTTGTGTAAAATCTTTAGTTGATGACCTATACTTTTTATTTACTAACTTTTCACATTCAAAATAGTTAAAACAAATACTATTTAATTCTTTTTGTTTAGCAGGTTGATAAATTTTTTCTTCGCTTATCTCAAATTGATTTAAAGTATTTTGTGATATTCTTCGTTCTTCCCAAAACCATTTAACAAGTTTATCTGATAGTTTAGTAAAATTTCTCCACTCTTGTATTGGATAACTATATTGTTTTTGAGTTGGTTTAAAATCTTTTGAATCTCTAAACGTTAATGTTTCACAATAAAAGCATTTACCTATACCATTGTTGTGGTCTATCTTTAAACTCTTATCTCTTTTATCGCTTCTTTGTTCGTCACAACTAGGACATCTTAATGATTCTTTACCGTTAATCTTTTTAAAGTCTATTGATTCCCATTCTATAAATTTATTCATATTGATATTTTGTAAGGGTTATTAATATTTTGTTGTTTTGTTTTATAATCTTTTTTTAACCAATTTAATGATGTCAAATATAATGAAGTATAATTTTTATTGTTCTTATAATTTTCAATATTATTTAAAACCATATCAATATCATCCTTATCATAAATTTCATTTAACCTTTTAAAGTCTTTAATTGTTATTTTTAAATGGTTAAATTTTCGGTATATAATTTCTTCTTTTTCTTCTTTACTTTCTTCTTCTTCTTTAATTGGTTTCACTTGCGTTTCACTTGCGTTTCGTGTGCGTTTCACTTGCGTTTCAATATCGTTTTCTTTTTGCTGGTAAGTGTCATATTTACAAACACTTAAGCGTGTCGTAATCGTTTCGCTTTTTAACTCAATCATACCGTCTTTTTTTAGTAGTTCAAAAAATCTTTTTACGCTAGATTTATTCCAATTCCATCTTTTACCCCAACTTTCTAAAGATAAAATACTCTCACCTCTATTGATATTTATTATTTTACCTTTAATAATTGTTTTAGCAGGTGAATAATTTACGGTTAATAAAATATCATTCCATGCTTCAAACTTCGAGAATTTTCTTTTTTCAGTATAAAGCCAATGTTCTGTAATTGACCTATGTAGTTTTATCCATCCACTCATAACTAATCTAATAATGCGATT